GGAGCTTTTTGGGAGGCCATTCTTCCGCGTGTAGCGGAAGCGCCTAGGTATCCAAGGGAAAGGGGGGTCAGCAATATCATCAATCTCTTCCAATGCGAGAGCTGAAGTGCACGCAATATTGCGTGGAAGTTCTTCGTCTGCAGAGATCTCAGAATCGTCATCGCTTGCATAGGATCTGTTACGGGGTGGCAAATCGGGCACAGTTGAATCGTCCGAATCATCATCATTTGGAGCTCTCTGAATCAGTTCAGGAACGCCAAAGAGTTGTACTCCCAACTCAGAGGGATCGGAGAAAACACTAGATTCCTCCTCATCATCTGAGAAGAGACTGCCCTTGAATGTGACAGGAGGTCTCTTCAATGGTACAGTAGGGCAATCAGTCGCGGTATCTATTTCAGAGAGTGTTGGTAGAGAAGGGACATTATTGCCACTCAAGGTAGAAACATCAGAAGGGTCCACCTCACCGCACGTGGGACACGAGCACAATACTGTGGGTAGTCCGCACGCATCACAAATGTGCAACTTGTCAGACATGTTACCTGCATCTTCAACCACCCTCTTCTGCATCTTGAAGTGGGTGCGTGAAGCATCTCGCAAGTACTCAAGGATTTCTCTGAGAGAGACGTCTCGCAATTCTTTACCATTGTGATGCACAGTACGCCATCCAACCGTGCATTGTCCCGACTCGTGTTTCTTAGGGTAGGCGATCTCTGCAGTGATCGACCATAAATCCGGAATGAGAGGTGTATTGTCCGGAAAAGCGGCAAGCACTTTGTTACGGTCTATCATAAGATCTGTGGCGTAGTCAGGCTTCACCTTGATGGTGAGCGTTACGTTATCACGCCTAGCTATGGAAGCGGGTTCTCGAGAGAAAACGCTTGCGCCTCCGTCCTTGATGTTCTTGGTAATGATGACAATTTTTGGTTCCAATGCCACCTTACCCTTCCGCTCAATATCAGCCATGTTGGCGTACGCGCGCTGATTGTTGCAGATCTCAATGATCTTAGCAGTAGGAGCCTCCTGAACGAATTCCGGTCGAGTATTACCCAGATCGTCCAAAATGACACCAGTGACATAAGTCCGGTAATTGGACATGTACTTGTCTCCTTCTTTGATGGTCACAATGCGGTCATCATCTGCATTGAAATTGTTGAGCTTCAGCAGGTACGTCATCAAAATAGGACACATGGTGGACTTTCCAACCGCTGTTCCTCCAAATAAACCGACTGTGAATGGAGCGATTCTCAAACCACCAGCAACGCGAGTAGCGGTAAAATCCGTCTTCCAAATCATGAGTTTCTCGATTTGCCGATTGAAGATACTTTTTTCGACATTACCCTTACAGGACGCCAACAATCTTTCAGCTAACTCAATAGTGTCACAGAGCAGCTTATCATAATCATTTTCATCCATCCCGAGTATACCTAAATTGCCACATGCGTGAAGCATGGAGCATTTCAGGCAGTTATGATACATGTCGGAAAAACGCTTGTGGTCATAGGAACCGTACAATAGTGGAGCAATAGAACCGGTCTTGAAAGCCATATAGCCTCCTTCAGCAAAGTGGATTACAAGTTCAAAAATCGCATCTACAAAAGTAATGACGGTGATG